TAATGTGTAAGCCTCATTATAACTCTTTATACTTCTATATATGATTTCAGCGTAGTCGATAGGCGTTATCATATTATCTTTAAATACACAAACCTGTCTATACGGCATCTCTGTAACATCGATAATCTGAAATGCTGAGTAATCTAATCCTTTGCCTCTGGCGACATCTACGATACAGCAGTATGTGTGGTCTTTCTGAGGCTTTTCGTATACTTTCATATGCTGTGTTTGACCAACCGGAGTTCTGGGTACAAGAGTCTTTAGCTTACCACCCTCGATCAGAGTTCCAGACGATCCTAAGAAGCCACACTCAAATTCTTGTGAGAACTTCTGTGTATCTTGATCCATTGCGGCAAGAGTTTCCTTTCTCCACTTCTCGTCTCTTCCTGGCACTCTTTGCCAAGGCACCTCAACATACTCAAACCCATTCGTATCTGCTTTCGCTCCCTCACAAGTCTTATAGAAATGATTGAGTCCATTTGGCGTAGATGTGTACAACATCTTTGTAGTCTTACCAGAAGATATCGTTGGGAATACAGAAGCAAAGAACTCGTCCCAGTTCTCTACAAATGCGGTTTCATCTATATATAGAAACGAGATGGATTTACCACGAATAGCACTTGATGATGTTGCGCCAGCTATAATCTTACATCCATTTTCGAACTCAACAGAACCTTTGTTCCATTCAATTACGCCCTGCTGTAACCACTTAGGTAATGCTTCATATGCAATCTTGATTCGATCTAGAATCTCACGAGCCGCATCACCTTTGTTAGCAAGTAAAGCACAGGTCTTGTGCTCATTAAACAAAACGTAATGTAGAATAACAGCAACGGCAGTAGTTGTTTTACCTGCTTGTCGTGAGGTTACTACAGCTACTCTTCGATTATTGGTTATCTTTTCAACAATCTCTTTCTGATAATCATACATCTTGATTGGAATAAGACCATGATCAACGTGTACAATCTGAATATACTTTTCGGAGAAATATGTGGGATTGTTAGCGCACTTAATGAACTCGCCAACCATATCCTGAGTAAACTCGATAGGAGTACCCTTGCGTTTTAGGTTGGCATTACCATTATACCCACGATCTAATGTATTAGACATCTTTAGTCTTCATATCCTTTAACAATTGCTGTAGTTCATTTGTAGAACCTACAAACAGATTGTTATTAGTAGTCAGACCTTTTGGTGCTGTCTCGGCATTCTCTGATTCTACTTTAATCTTATCAGTAGACATCTTAACGAGGTCTTTGTTTGCGTCAACAAGCGTCTTCATGATAGTCGATACGACCTCATACGCTCTCGGATGCTCTGATGCTTTCGCAACATTGAGCATTTGCTCTAACGCCTCTGTTCCAGATTCGATTACATTATAGAAATTACTTCTAGCGTACTCATAATCTTTATTCATTTTGTCGTCAGTGGGAACTTCTGTTCTTTGAACTACTTTCCCTTCGACTACATCATCCAGAGGCTCAAGTCCTAGACTCTTACCTATTTCATCAATCATAATATTAAGTTTCGTCCTCTGTTCCATCTCCGTCTGTCACTATGGTCATGGCTTTCCAAGAATCTGCTTCTTGTACTGCACTACGAAGTCTGGTTGCTGTTGCGCCCGCAGGAGCATTAGTGGCTGGGTTTGCTGGTGCTGTGAATGTGTCACCAATCTTGTAAACTACTGGTGAAGCCGAGGTGCTAAGGTATGTGTTCCATGCTGTTTGATTCGCACTAGTTATACCGCTGCCTAGATCGTAGATTCTATAGCTAGTAGCCGCAGTTAGTGCAGATAGTGTCTCAGGAACAGCAGGAGTGATCTCTAACTGTTCTCCACTTTCGCTGGGTACTAGTGTTGGATAGAAGTCAACGTCAACAAACGTGATCTGCTTCTTGTTCGTAACTGGCCCATAGAAGAATGCTTTCATTGTGAAGTTTAGTGTCCAGATCAAGGCTCGTCTTGTCTGAAAGTCTGATTCATATGAGTCTTCTTGAGATACGCTACCCAATACAATAGGAATGTCAACATACTTATTAATGGCATCTATCATCTTGACGCTTACTGTACAGTCTGGTTTGAAGTATGGTAGTATCTGCTCAAGAATCTTCATACCATCTTCATTATACTTTGTCATAATATTCAGTTGAAACTCGATATCATATGGAGCAGGCGAAAACAAAGTCTGGAGTGTGCCTGCTGTAGTAGATCCCGATGTTGTTTTATTCAAGCTACCCAACTTTCTATCTGCACTATATGACATACCAGTAATCTCAAAGGACATTCTGGGAAGAGTAATCGCAGGAGCATTCAGATTAGGATCTTGTTCTAGTTTAGCAAGGATCTTCTGCATGGGTGCATAGTTAATAGGCACGACCATCTTCTGTATTGCTGTGCCTGAGTTGTCTTTTCTAGTGATCTCTATGTCATTAAACATCGTGCCAAAAACAGCAACATATCGTCTAGTAGATTCGTTATAAAAATGATTACCGTACATTAGAATATATCCTCACCGAATGGATTACTTTGACTGAAGTCGATTATGTTGTCAGATGCAACACCTGTATTCTTATCGATAAAGTTTTCGAATGTTGTGTTGTCTGATAGTGCATCTGTGGGAACCTCGATCACTCTCACTTGTTGACCATCTACAGACAATTCTGTTGCGCTATATGATGTAACAACATTCTGATATGCATATTGTGCAGAAATACTGTACCCGTTTACTTGCATCATTGCTCCCCATATTGTTACACTAGAAGCGACTCCACTTGAGTTGAGTACTCGTAATGTAGCATTGTTATGAGTAAAGCTTTGATCTCTAATCTCAATTCTTTGCCACGATGTTGACTGTGGAATGACCATTTCTGCGCCAACTTGCGTTACGTTTTCTCCATTAACTACCTGTAGCTTCAATCCAGGCCCTGAATTTTTAACGTAGATAGAGCCTATAATGCCGTCTGGACTAGGTGAACTATACGAGTTTGTAGAAACAGCACTAGGTAAACTACTAAGCTCAATCGTTACAGCGTTATTCGCTCCCAGTGGATCTACTTGATTTGATCCAGTGACTGTAGAATTCGCCAATGTCCAACCGCTTCCTATACCTGCTTCTATATCTCCGCTATGTAGAACTATGTTATATTGTGTCGACCCATTTAATGCTTTATATTCGTATGTGCCCGTAGTTGGGGGTGTAAACTTCGTGTATGCTCCTGCTGATCCAAGCGTTCCGCTGGTTGTGACGCCAGTAGCTTCTGTTGTTGTCCCTGTATTGTATATGGACAGTCTAGCGAACTTATTGGATTCGTGACTTTGATCGAATGTATATTCAACACCCCTCTTGAGTTCTACAGCTTGTGACAAGAGTACTGCACCTTTCTGGTCAGAGTCCTTAATATAGAACTGATATCCATCATTAACTTGAACACTATATGTATTCTCGGATGCGACAAGACTGGTGAATTGATTAACTCCATCAAATCTAGTATCTATGAATCTTTGACCAGTGTTGAATCTCTCACCACTATACTCGAATAGCTCTGCTCTCAGATCGTATGTCTGTAGTGAACCCATTTGATAGAAGATAGATTCGTGCTCAACGTGCTGAATCTCGAACATCTTATTGTTGAGTGGAAGATAGATTATATCACCCTCAAGCGGTCTGGTGTTTTCTTCGTAACCACCAACTTCCGACTCGTATGTTCTTTTAGCAATAGTCATGGTGATCGAATCACGAATCTCAAGACCAAACTTAGATAGGAAGTCGCCCTCACCTTCAAAGCCATCAACACTCTTAACGTACATTTCTGCCATGTACGCATCATTAAATGTCGAGATATCGTCTTCATTGAGAATGTCATCTTTTCCGACTAGAGTTCTGGGTATATACCAGACATCCATTCCGTAGATTCGAATCGACTCGATAACCAGATCCTCGATGAGGTTTTGCTCCATCGAGTTTTCAAAGTTCTCAAAATAATAATTTTTAGCCACTTTTTTATCCTATCATATCGACTGAAGGTAGAGAATAGCTATTAGACATTTCTTCTTCTAACCTCAATATCTCTTCTCGTGCATCGCTTAAGATTTGTTCTCCATTGAACTGAACACCGCCGGGCAAAGTCATACCGTTGAACTTAGTGAGATTTGATCCCCACTGATATTTGATTTTTGCTGTTGCGTAGTTTTGTAACCAACGATCTTTCCACACATCTGAGTATGTCGTGGGATCTACAACTGAATACGCCTCTACTACAATATAAGTTCCTACCGTCAAGCTATTCCAGTCCATATCTAGCATAATTCTATCTGTATGGCGATTAAATCTGAGAGGAACTGCACCAACTAGGAGTTCTTCCATAAGCTGTAAATGTTGCATCGACATCTGAAAGGTCACTAGAGATCCCATGTTAATGTCGTGTAGATTGTGTAATACATACTGATACTTTGCGTTAAAAATTCCATTGCCCATAGAGACATTGGATTCTGGAGTAAATACGTTTATAGCACCAATAATATTTTCTGGTACGGACATATATTCGAGTTCGAATGTGCCTTGATGTATAGCAGATATTTGTCTGCGATTGTTAGCTGCCGCACCGTGTTTTGTTGAAAATGTGGGACTTGCGACATATGTTGCTTGACTAAAAACACCGGTTATTGGCTTTTTAAAGAATACTCTTTTGCTTGTTATATCGATTGCCACGATAGTTGCTGTTGCTGTTGCTGTTGCGTCTGCGGTTGTGTTATCAGCGTACTCAGAGATAATTTCACCAACTACAAAGTCGCCTTCTTCTAGTACCGAAAACTCTACAAAAGAGTTCGTCACTTGATGCTTGAAATAAGTCTTTTCAACGCCATCGAAGTGATAATCTTGATAATATGACAGTGCCTCATCAATACGATCATCGACTTGATCATTATCGACATTGATCTCGATAACAGGTTTACCCAATTTTCTGAGGCAAAATTCTTTGAATTGTGTTTTGCTTGTTGGCTGTGCCATGTCTCTTTCCTAAATTATATTAGTTATTATAGTATTTATACTCTATCTTCTATCTGTGTATTGAAGATAGTTGAGTCTTGCCAGTAGTTCTCAATAGTCCTTATGAGATCAACAACAAAAAAGTTTTCATCGATAAGGACAGGTGTATCATTACCAAAGACTCCCGAATCTATTATATGAAGTTCGACAACAAGAAATCTTTCGGGATGCGACGATTTTACTAGTTCAATATTGGTTGTGGGATGTTCACTGGGATGATCATATGTAGTACCCATATTATTCAACAAGCTATTCATATTCACAAGGGCGTAATCTAGATCATCATGATAAACCGCACCCGCTTGTGTGTATATGGTAGAAAGACTACCCGTTGAGCTTACCCATTTAGCTTTATGTACATATTTTGCCATTATATATTCTCCACCGTTCCACTTATAGAATCTATAGTCATTGTACCTGAACCATAAATGTCTCTTAAATCATTTGAGCAGAAAGCCTTGATGAATATGCCCCTTTCGGTTGCGCTAGGCGGGAGTACTATTTCGACATCTTTAATCACATTCCTACTAATGTATCCTCTATAGGTAGTGTTTAATGCAGTCACCGGTAGGCCAGCAATAGCCGCTATTTCAGTGTTTAGGTTATGTCTATGTTCTTTTTGATATGGAGTGACAATTTGATAGGTGTTAGATCCGACAAAGAAGGTATTACTGTAGTATATTATCGAGCCGGCAGTGACAGCACCAGTGAAGTCGATTACCGATATATGAGTCTTACCACCAATATAATATACGCTATTAATAGGAATTATGTTGCTTCCAGTGTTAGAGAGAGCCATTTTGCCCGATGCTAATACTTCTTCAGTGTGATTACCATCTACCACTAATATTCTGGAAACACTTTGAGGCGAGGAGTCATAGTCAACAGATACTGACTCTACAGTCATCGTTTTGACTGGGGTAACTTTTGCCTCACATCTAATTTGCTCTGTGAATCCTACGTAATCATTACCACCACTATCAACACTACCACTGAAAGCAGCCGAGTACTCAAATCTCACTTTAAGTCTTTGTCTTTTCGCTACTCCTGATTTGGGGGCAGGAATACTTAGAATAACTTGATTTATGTCAACAGAAAATATATTTTGTGCTACAGGTAGAACTTTTCCAAGACCTATACCGCTATATTGTCCTGCATATCCATATCTTTTCTGGAATGAATACACTTCAGCTTTTTGATTGTCTATTTTGTCGTCTAGTGAGGTTGCTGAGTTTTTCCAAGATGTTGTGGATAGATCATAGTAGAGATATGCGTCATCAACTGGACTAGTTATCGCAACATTAGATAGGTTGCCTAGTGTGAAGTTAGCAGGATCTATCTGAAACTTTTCCACTACTAAACTGCCATCTGGATTCAGATTAGCGTTTAGATTCTGTGAGAAGCTACTGACAGAGACCGATAAAGAGTCATCAATGCTCAGGCTTGCTGTTAACTCTTCATCATTCATTATGCTCTAGTCATCCCTGCGGTCACTGTGGCTGTGCCCTGCACAACACGAGTTACTATAGCAGGATCACCACTATCTGTGATTTCTATATCATATAGATATCTGCCAGGCTCTAGGTCCGCTGTTCCAACTTGTGTAACTACGCCTTCTGTAAGTACAGATGCATTAGGTAGTTTGATCGTGATTTGACCTAAGGCTCCATTATCTGTGCATACGAAACTTGCGGCAGAAGTGGAAGATGAGTAGTTCTTTCGCATTTGTCCTAGTGCTGTATGACTTGCTAGACTGAATACTGACCCGTCTGCGGCCTTTACATCGATAGTAGCACTAAAGTCTGCTCCTTGATCGATTGTTATATTTGCTTTAATTGCCATCTTTTTTCTCCAATAGATACTACAGTTATTTATAAATAATAGAATAACCATATGAACTGATTGGAAGAATTATGTCAAGAACAAAGTATGTAAAATTTGGTGCAAGAGCAGATAAGAACTTATCGGATATACCTAATCCGACCTACGCCTTAGATAATGTATTAGATAATATCTCTGTGCAGATCGATGCAGACGGTAATCCGTTAAGGTTTTCATCTGCCGATCTTCTGCCTTTAGTGGGTATATCTCAGGGCCCTCTGGGTGAAAGATTAACAGTTAGCGGAAACTCAGCAGAGTTCACTGAATTATCTGGTACTACTGTTGAAGGCGCATTAGTGGGCGATAGCAGTACATCAGTAGTTGTTCAGCCTAGAGTGACGATTCAAGACCATATAAGCAACTTTAAGGTCTCATTGGGTGATCCTCCTTGGATCGATGGAGGATCTGGTCCTTCCGCAACAATAATACCGACAGATAGACTTAACACAAATTCAGTGAACTATCCAGAAGCTTTGCTTAATACAACTCTAAGTAAGCAAGGAAACACATACAAAGTTCTTGGCATACAAGGCCTCACGTCATATGAATCTATGCAAAGTGTCCTTAATAATGTGAATAATGATTCTACTCATGTTATTAGACCTACTGGTACAACTACTCTAGAAAGGATAAATATAATTAATGGTTTGCCATTTGTCATCGCTAAACCTGGATCTTTTGACTACACGGCATGCGGAGCAAGCACAGCTAATCCTCCTGTGGGAACAAGAATTACTCCAACATCGAGCCCCACCATCTCCGTCGCTAGTGGATCTAAGATAATATGGAGTAAAGCACTAGGCAGTCTTGTGCAGAATAGGATGTATACTATCACTAGAGTGGGTAGTGTGTCTGCAAACGCCTCTGAGTGGACATCTATAGGAGTAGAGGGTATACCGTATGTGGGTCAGCAGTTTATTTGCACTAAAGCACCCGCGGACCAGACAACAGTTGCAGATGCTTTTGCATTAGAACATTGGTCTATAGGAGATCGTATAACGCATAATAATCCAGCAGACTTCTCGGCATTCATAGGCACCGGCAATGCTTACGAGAATATCAATCTGAAAAATCAAACTTTAGCTCAAGGCTACACATCAACAACTGCAAACCCCAGTGATCTGCCAGTAAGTCAGTTCTACACAAGTAAATTTGATTCTGCTAACTTAGCTCCATTGATCACTGGTGCAGATTTCTGGACAAACGGGGATATTAAATTAAATGGTCCACTGCATCCTGACTTTCGAACTGTAACTGGTGGTATAGTCTGGGAAGGATATCAGTCGGGCTTATTCACTCCTAACTTCATTATTAACGGATTCTTCTCACTCGAGGAAGATGTTAATGATGACGGTAACTGGACATTGCTTAAGGGAGTTAACTCATTCGTATTTGAGACGATGAAAGAAGTAAGCTGGAGCACTGTAGATAGTGTGACTAGAGTTAAAATATATGAAGAAGAAGATTTTAAGAGAATATGTGCTGGGCATAAAGCAATAATAGGTGATTTGGAGTCTATCGTAACTTCGGTTATTAGAAGCTTCAATGCTACCTACGGAAAATATGAATATTATGCAATACTTGAGGACGATTTAAACATAACTGGCTCGGGCTATATAGAGTTATCGTATGATAGATCAGAACATGACTTGGACACAGGTACAATATTCATTACCGTACCTCAAAAAGGCAAGAGACGCAAGATTAGATATAGTGTTTGGTGGTATGATCCAGATAGTAGTCAAGAACAGCTACTGGAGTATAAGTTGTTCGAGCATGACAATCGAGCTTCCGGACAGGGCCTAAGTTATTCATTTTTCTATCCTGATAGTGGAGCTACGTCTATTTATGGTAGATATACTTTTCCATATTTTTTGGATAATCATGCGAATATCGAGAATCAAGATTCTCTTGCAAAACTAACTGTTTCTAATACCATATCAATGCTGTTATATACTCCGAAACAGTTAGCGAGTGATGTGTTTCGTCAGACTGATAACGGCAACTATGTCGGCGCCGGCCATAGAAATATAACTTTAACAAAGGCAAAGCTTACCAGTGCTGTAGGAACACTTGAGGTCGATGATGCAACTGATTTTGATGCATTCACAAATGTTTCAAAAGGAGATATAGTCACAATTGTGCCTACATTTGATCTTAATAATCTTAATTGGACAACTGTATCAAATGAACTATGGTCATTCCAATTCGAAGGTAGTGTCACTGCCAACAAGGCGTATGTATCCTCAGCTATTGCGTCAGCATCTGGCGCAAATATAGGCGTCGGAACAACACTTTCAACACAAGTTGTAAGTAACGAGGGATTAATCGGCTCATATAAAGCACAAAGAGTAAGTGACACTTCCTTAACTCTCAGTGTTGTTAATGGAGCGGAAGGTACATTCCAGAGAAGCTTGCTAGATATAGCTGAAGGAGACTTATTATACTACGCCAGTCTCAGCCTCAACGGTGTGTCGTCAACAGGTGTGCAGGGTAGACCGTATGTAATAGATACGATTACCGTTTCGGGCGAAACAGCCACAGTTACAGTAGTTGCACATCCTGATCAGACAGTGAATCCAGAGCTTACTCTCCTTGTTGGAGTAGCCTACATATATTCCAGTAAAGGCTTGGTTGATAGAACTGGAGTTCAAGAGTGTGGAGGAGTGTTTGGTCTTGAAGCCGCAAGTGATATGGCTTCAGGAGCATCGACAATCTCAGTATTGGCCAATTCTACAGATAGGGTTTCAATAAACGACCGTGTATATTTAGATCCAGCCATTCCTCAAGCGACTCAACCTGGTCTCGTAGGCTCTGCTACTTTGGTAGCATCTAAAACCTCGAATCAAATTAGCCTTAAAGATGAATCAGGTAATGTCGTTACTACTACACAGGCTATCACTGCTGGTTCAACTATTATTATCGTTCCCTCTACAAACTATTCTCAATCAAATACAGAACTTAGAAAGAATAGAGAGTACTGTGTTATTCCTCTAAACACTGCTCCACCTTTCAGTAGCTATACTGATGGACTAGTCACAACTGATGATTATCCTCATGTGGAATTTAAAGAATTATCATTCAAAAAACTAGAGTATAACACGAACAGAGACTTTACATTCACTGCGACTATGGTTTCTAATTGGTTAGAAAATCACTCTCCTTCATATCCTACAGGAGGAATGGCGGTGGGAGACCTCATAAGGGCTACAGGAACAGACGACAATTCTGTACTAAGCGTATTTACAGATGGTATCATATATAAAGTAGGTAGTTTAGGCGGTGGTACAGTAAAATTCAGCATACTGTATTGGAATGGCACTACATGGGCTGTTGTAACCGGTAACGGTGTTGTGGCTGGGGTAACATTCACTAGACTATCAGAGGCGCAATCTCTAGAAGATATCCAGTTTGTTGAACAGACTAGCGACTCTGCGAACCGTGGTAGTGAAGACGCTACACAAGCACAAGAACCGGACAGTTATATGGATATATCATACACTCCTAGCGGTGGTTCTGAAAGAACCTTTAGGATACTAACAAACAGTCGAGATGTGAAGCCTAGGTAACTTCTTTGACGAGCATAAAGAATTGCTCACCATTTATAGTTATTGGAACTTTATGTGTATATGCCGAAACTGGAAGTTGCTCAGAGGATACAGCATTGCCGTCTATATGTGTAATCGCATCAACACCGCTTGTGCCAGACTTTTTATATAGCTTGGGCCTATAACCTCTAGCGGTGGTACTTGTACCTCCACCATCTGGAGATAACACTAGATTAGCTATCTGCGATTTAGCTGATGTGGTCTGTAGTCCTGGTCCAAAGACTGGACCAAAATTTATATTTTCCTCACTCCAAGGATTATCTGATCCAGAGAATGCTCTAATCTCTCCACCAGACGCTGGGTTGTATATGAATAGCCCGGGAGCATTATCTATATTATTATATATAGCTACACTACTATTATTCGTTAGTCTTATCGTGCCCTTAAATCTAATTCTGTCTTCAAAGAAAGAGCTTCTATCAGTAAGAATTGTTCTGGTCTTTTTGGCTTCTAATCTACCTATAGATCCCGCTATATATGATACTTGGTCATATGTGCCATAGTTGTCAAATATTCCTTCTTGGGGCGCATCGCTGCCATCACTAGCACCTCCATCAGCCAGTCCAACCTCTGACTCTTCACCCTCAACATCTGATGTGGCAAGTCTAGGCACACTCATGTTGAATAAGTTTTCTGCCGTTATAGAATCATCTCTAGTCAATGTGAGATTAGAAACATTTACTCCAGCCCAAGGAGCAGAATACTCCCCTGCATCATATGGAAATGTAGCAGATGCTTCTATAACGAGACGAAATTCGTCTACGCCATTACTATCTACGACTATATAAGGATATAGATCAGTACCGCTATTAAATGATAGTTTTGTTCCATTAGAGAACGCTCTCTTGTTTTCGATTAAATTAGCTTTAACAGTCGTATAATTTGACTCAGTGGTGTCAGAAAAAGTAAAAAAGTCAGCACGGCCTGAGGCTGAATCGTTTATCAATACAGATTTGAATGCGTTATTGCCGTCAAATAGTAGGACGTCTTGTGTAATGTTTACGCCACCTAAGTTATCCAAAATACTTCTATCGGATGAGGCTGTAACACTCTCTGCTAAATTATTTTTTCTTACAAAACCTTGTGCCATTTCTATTTCCTGTTAAGAGTCTAAAAGTATCGACCATCCTGCTACACCTCTAAGAAACTCTAGCAGATTCTTAGTCGAGTTTGGTCCACTTGAGCTATCAAACTTTGAACTTTCTCTGAGCCTGTTTGTTCCTGATTGCCCTACAAGATTAATCGTAACTCCTGATCGGTTTCGTTGATTATAATTTTCAACTAGATCCAGCAAGAGGTCTCTGAGACAACTTGCCTCTAATACGTTATTTCTAAAGTCAAATTGAGTTAGCCTAACTGCATTTGCTAAGTTTCCAAGAGTGTGTGTGCTAAATTTATTATTATATCCCCTAATGATCTGAATACTCGTACATGAAGAATAGTCTGGTATGGAACCACTGAAACTATTATGGTATCCATACCATCTTAGCAGTTTAGGTGCATCAACTTTAGGACATTGTCCTGTAAAGTTGTTCCGATATATGTACATATATCTTAAATTGCTCATCTGTGTAGCAAAGGTTGGAAAGGTTCCAGTTAGTCCTAGGGAACGTACAGATGCATAATCTGACCAAGGAATAACAGTGCCGGGCACTGGCGCTGTTTGGTCGCCTTCACCTGTAGAGATAGCAGCCGTAATGGTAGCATTATTATACGCTATTTTTTGTCCTAAGTAAGGATTGGTGTTGCCACCTGTAGTTATAGCGTTCCAGTCTGTGTTGCCTAGCTTCATTATTCTATAAAATCTTGGCCTTAGATAGCTGTTTGGATTACCAGTCGCTATAGGTATATGTCGCATTTTGAATGCGTCTGAGTTGGCTGGAGTGGTTCCAGTCTCATTACCATAGACATCACCGCATATCGCTTTATTATCAGATTCATTCTGATTCGCAATCCAACCGATAGCTTTAAAGTCATTCGTTGAAAGGCGTTTAGTGTCTGTTCCAGAGTCTGTATTTGTAATTTTATATATCTGCTTTTCCTGTGCTTTATATGTTCTCATCCAAATCGTTTGGTATCCGATGTGAAGAAATGATAGAAATTTAAAGCTAATGAATAGGTTGGGTAATGTGCCTCTAAGATTATTTCCATAAAAGTATAGGCTTCTCATAGAATCATTTGTCGGCCACTGAAAGTCATATGTGCCGGCTTCTTCTGCGACAAAGGTGCCAGAGCCGTAATGATTGGCGGCAACCCTAAAGGCATACATATTGATTGCTCCATTAGACAAAGCTTTACCGCTATAGATTGTTCCAATACCGCCTTGACCACTTGTGCCTAGAATGTCGCTAGTGTACTCATTTAGTTGGCTGCCGCCAACAGTAAAGTCTCTGAGTTTTGTACTGCCACTAAACATAGTATCGTATATTCTGCCCTTCGCTCCACCTGTACCCCAAACCAACAGATTAGCATATTGTAAGTTGGGCATATTTTGAAATGTGTTACTTGCCTCAAAGTTTCCTGATGTCCTAAGCTGGTTATATAGCAGTAGGTGTGTTAGACTCGTGCATCCATTGAACTTACCATTGATGGTCGTTTCAGCTTCCTGATATCTACTATCAATAACACCTTTCCATTGATAGTAGCGATATATGCTCGTGTTACCACTACAATCTACTATGTTATGTGGATTAAATTGTGAGTAGAAATATCTTAAGGTTGTAGTTGCCTCAAACTTAGGAATAGCCATGTCCTTAGAAGACTTAATCACAGAGGCCGAGGGAGTTATCGTACCGTCAATACTTGCTGTGTTTGAATAGTACGGAGTCTCTGAATTAGTCGTTATTGGAGTAGCGTCTCCGTAAAAGAAATACAGTGTCCTGGAGTTGTACGCACCGGGCGACAACTCTCTGTAAGATTGATTATATATTCTATATTGTTGAATGCCTTTTGTAGTACTAGCCATATAAGGCGCATCAGTAGTAATGTCCCACTGAGTTAAAGAGTGTAGTTTGCCATGGTTAGCACCGCCAGAACCTGACAGTGATATTCTGCCGAGGATGGTGGCGGTATTCTGAGCGTATGCCGCGGTAGTATATATCTCT